GATGTAAAACAGTTACGATTAACTTGAAGCTACAGGACTGGTTGGGTAACCTACATCTCCTGGTTTTAAACCACCTTGTGTACCACTAGAACGTAGACATATTGATTTGTATTTTAGATCTGTTATTGGGTCACCGAGATAATATGTTTTAAGTTTCCATTCTACCAACTCTCCTTGGAAAGATCCAATATCTGTAATACTTGTTGACTTTAATCGAAATGAACCTGATGATTCTAAGGGAGAAGTACCAAACATAAACTGAGCTTTTAGAATAACTCCCGTTTCCCCACCAAATTGATCATACACACTTTCAGATGCAGATGCAAATGTTAATTGGGTAAAAGCCGTTGTGGAAGTTCCTGGACTAGTAAAATCATATGAACAGTCTAAATTAATTGTTGTTTCACCCGGTAATATATAAGTAACACCACTCGTAACAAGTTCACCGTTAATTGAGCCGGTTCCCAAGCTTGGGTTTTCGTTTGTAGGTGCACTAGATACATATTCCGTAGAATCGGTTGTCCATATCCTACCCAAGTTTAATAAATCTGCATATCTTCCGGCCGTATCTAATAAAACAGTAGAACCATTTGTAACGTGTACACCCGAACCTGTTATTTGTCCGTTTGGTTTTAAGTGAAAGATTCCACCGTTAGAATATATTTCTATATTCCCATTAGAACCACTTAAAAAGTTTGTTGCATCACCAAAAAAGAAACTTGGAGTTGTTACTTCAAATACAGGTGTTGGGTGTGTTCTGAATTTAAAACTTCCATTAGTTCCACCTGCATGCATTTCCAATCCTACACCATTGTAATCTTCTCCCGACTCTTCTGTTAATCCACTACCACTCCATATTGCAAAACCTGGAAAAGATGGAGTTTGTGATGCACTTTCGAATCCGTAATAACCAACCGAACGTACATATCCACCTGTGATACCATTTATCTCAACTCCACTTCCGGTTCCATTACCAACAAATAAACTACCTGTTAGTAAATTCTTTACACCACCTATATATGTATTACCACCGGCAAATTCACAACTATCACAATAACTAATAAACTTACTTTGATTATTTTCAAAATCATAATATTCAATTTTAAAATCTAATTGGTCGTTAACGTGTTCAGTTGGTAATGCAATTACTGATGTTGTTTGGCATGGATTAAATCCAAGTTCAAAACTAGGTTTAATTGATAAATCAGAGATATACCAATCACCCGCATTTACTTTTAATATTAATACACCATCACCTTTTTCGTCAGCTTGGAATGTTATATTTTCGTTATCAAATCTAGCTGTTAATCCTGATGAACCTGGGTTTATTTTTTGTATATCAAATTCACCAATTTTCTTTCCTAGACTTGATTCAGTTCCATTAGTCGCAAAAGCACTTCCCGATATATATAATTCAATATATGGAACTCGTCCGGAACCAAGTAATGAACTCTTAACACAAACGGCATTAAACTCTAAATCGTATTGACCATTTTGTTCAAATGTTTTTGTAAACATTCCTAAACTTCCACTTGTATATACTTTTACAAATTCTTGTGGATATGTTGTTGATGTATTGGATGTAATACACATTGAATCTAATAAACGCGAACCTGAATCATAAGTTAATGTTTGATTACTAACAAATGTAGTTGGGTCTAATACTACGTTACCATTTTGACGTTGAGTTAATTCAGACTTCCAATAATTGTCTATTGTATCTTGTCCCAAAAATACACCCAATCTCGTTTTAATATCAATACTACCTGTATCAATTAAAATATCCTGGAATTCTGATTCTTTTAATACAGTATCATCTACTAGTTCCCATGCTGCACTAGAACCTTTACTTCTTATGAATGTTTTTGCACGATATACATCACCTGAAGCTGGGTCTACATTATTTACTTGTATATATCCTAAACTTCGTAAGTTTTGTGTTTCTAGAAAATTAGGTAATGCTTGATAATGTATTTCGTAGTTACAATTTGACATTTCATTTGCAGTGTATGTAAAACTACTATCATTTGCAGTTAAGAAGTATTTACCGGATAGTACAGCAGAAGCCGTTGTTGGTACACTTTTTATTGTTCCCCAAAATGTTGAATCATCAACGTTAATATCTATTGCTGGATTTGCATTGTTTGGTGTTATTTTAACAGTTGCACCTATATGTTCTCGTCTAAACCTATCACCTGATAATGTAATTGTAGGATTTTCTCCCGATAATTTATAATCAACAGTTCCGGCTGATTGAGTAACAAATTGTGTTGTTTCAAAATCACGAACTAAATAAGGTCTTATCTTTTCCGAAACAGTTACAACTGGTGTATTATCATCTGTAAATATAATTTCGGTATTATTTCTTTGTGTATTATCTACGGAGAAGTACGCTTTCCACTTAACATTTGGTACACGTTTATATTCGTCCGGAACAGGATTACCATCTAAATCAGTAGCGGTTTCTCCTAGTATAGTTAATGTAGCTTCACCGGGTGGTGTATCTTCGTATATATAAAATACAATAATTCTAGACTTATCTTCATACAGAAAATCAGCAACTTCGTGATATATAACATCTCCATTAAAATCTAGTATCTCAATAAATACGGCAGTACCTACTTTGAGGTTTTCATCATTACCCTTTAACCGGATAACGTTTTTTCCAGCGTGTAAAGTCTTTGGTAAAAGTGTTACATCGAAATAGTTAGGTGATAATGGTGTTTCGTCGGTAATATAAACCGGCAATTCATCTAACCCTTCAAATTGTCTTATCTTGTGAATCATTCATTCTCCTTATCCTATATAAATAGTTAAGAATGAGATATCTTGGAAAATCCATTAGGTTTTGATATTTCTATTTGAGTGTCAACCATATCACGTGTTGCATCTATGTGTGAAATCATTATTAAAAAATCATATTGAGATTTTAAATAATCCAACATTAAGAACATTTGATTTAACATAGTAGAATCTAAATTACCCAATCCTTCATCAATTGCAATAAAGTTAGGTCTTGGTAAATTTGAAACTGATATCAATGCATTACGTATTGCTAAACTTGCTATGAACTTTTCCATACCACTTGTTAATTCAAGTAACCAAAAGTTTTCATCATCATATACAATGTACGCATTAATGTTTTTACCATCAGTATTAAATACAATAGTAAAATCTGTTAATTGTGTTAATATGTTATTTACTTCTTGTTCAATTTTTGGTAATGCAGTAGACATTAAATCGTAAGGAACTCCATCACGTTGAATTGATTTTAAGTATTTTTCATAAGCTTCATACTGTGTTTCTAATTCTGATAATTCATTTATCTTATCTATTATATCATTCTTAGATTTCAAAGACACTTGATATGTACCATTACACTTTAGTATATCATCGTTGTATGTTTGGTTCTGTGTGTTATACCCACGTATTATATCTTTTAATTCATCAACTTTAATTTGTTGTTTTTTATTATGTTTTATTGCTGTTTCGTTTTCTGTGTATTCTTGTTGTTCACGTGCGTTTCTTAATAAATCCTTTTGTGTACTTTCTAGTTTTGCCTTAACATATTTATGGTTACTAGCTAAACCTTCCATCTTTGTTGTTGCTTTTTCGATAAGTGTATTAAGTTCTAATAATCCTTCATATTTAGAAACAGCATTACCAAGTGTATTTATATCACTAATAATAGATTCCTGAGTTTGATGTAATTTAGTAAGTTCCTTATTATCTTCTATTAAATCCTTTTCAGTTTCAACAGCATCTTTTACAAACACATTATTTATACAGAATTCACAATTTGGGTCATACTCGTGTTCTTCAAGCTTGTCCAATTTACTTTCTTTATGTTTTATCTCTAAATCAAGTTTATCTATATTATTATTAACATCCGTAAGGGATTTATCTAGTAATATACATTGTTCCCAATTTTTAGTAATTTCATCAACATTTGTTGGTTTAGTATTTATTAATTGTTTACGAGTATCCTTTGTTAATTGTAATTCATCATTAATGTCTAATAATGATTTTTCATATTTTGATATACTATTCACGTATGATATTTTATCGTTATTCAGTAATGAAATATCTGTAACGGTTGTATTTACAGTTTCAAACCCTTGTAATAATACTGATAGTTGTTCGTTATGTTTATCTAATTTATCTTTAACTTCAAGTTGTTGTGCTTGTAAATCGGCAATCAACACCTCGTACTTTGATATCTCTGTTTGATTAGTTGCTAACTTAGTAGAAAAGTCTTCACGTTTTAATTTCTTCAATAATACAGAAACTTCACTAATCTCCTTACTAGCAATTTGGTATAAGTCTTCAAATATACCAATGTCTAAAAACTTACTTAATAAATCTTTACGATGACGTTGTGTCATGTCAATAAAACCTGTATTATTGTTTTGTAGTGATAGTGCAGTTAATACGAAATCATCATATTGACCTAAATATTTTCTTATTTCTTTATTTGTTTCATCTCGTTGTTCTCCGTTTAACGATTCTTTATGTCCATCGATAATTCTATAAAAGTCTACTAACACTTTAACATTTCCACTCTTTTGTCGTGTACCTGTTCTATGTATATAGTAATCAATTCCTTGTATTTCAAAGTTAAAATCGGCAACATATGATTGTCGTTTATTATTGATAACGTGTGCACCTTTAGTACTCCGTGAACATTTATCAAATATACAATATGTTAATGCATCTAACATAGCAGATTTACCACTTGCATTAGGAGCAAACAATCCATACGTTCCTTTCATGTTAGTAAAATCTACTAAATTATCTTCACCATAACTAAACATATTAGAAAATGTAAATTTCTTTGGAAGCCAAGTTATATTCTTTGCTGCTTCGTTAGTTGGTAATTTACTATTAGTAGTTCTGTTTATATGTCTAACATGGTCTAGTAGTTTATCGGTTACATCTGGATATTTGTTTTCTACATATTTTGTGATTAATGTATTTTGATATTCTGTATCACGTATATCACCTAATGAAATTTTAGCTGTATCATCATCACCCTGAATAGTATTAATTCGCTGAAGTGAAACATCTTGTACTTTATATTTTTGTTTTACAGTAGCTAATATTTTCTTAATATCAGAAGCCTTTGTATTTTCTATTTTTAAACGAATACGTGGTTTCTTTGGAATATCAACAATGTTCTTTAATTTACCTTCGTTAACAAGTAGGGTAACATATCCATAGTCATTTTCAATTTCAATATATTTTGATTCTTTAGTTTCCACATTCCATACTGTATAACCATGTGATAAACGTTCACCGTGATTCTGTTGGATTAAAGATCCTGGATAATGAATTGTGTTCTCTTTGTTTAGGTATTGGTGTTTATGTATATCACCAAGTAATGTTAAATCATAACCATCAAAACGTTCAATAGTTACGTGGTCATTTGTAATTACATATCCAATATCGTTTTGTGATTTGTGTACTGCTCCATGATGTAATGCAATTTTATAATCTTGTGTACATTTATCAGCAGTAATAAAATTAGTAGGGTCATCCCAAACAGACATTACAACCCAATCAATTCCAGCAATACCATATATACCAGAATCTTTTAGATAATGTATGTTTTTATGATTTAATGCTTTAATTATCGGTTCTAGTGCATCTTGTCTACTTGTATTGTTTAAGTTACAATCGTGATTACCTGCAATAATAAGTGTAGGTGCTATGTCTGCACATTTCCTAAAAAAGTCTTGTGTTAAATCCACACATTCAGGACTCAAGTCTAATTTATTATGTACAATATCCCCTGCCAAATATATTACTGAATTTGGTGTTAGTTGTGATTTAATCGATTCGTAAGTACGGTCAAATACTTGTCTATATTCCGTATGTCTTTTTAAACTACGAATATGAATATCCGCTAAGTGGAATATTTTATCTATCTTTTGTAATCCTATGTCAATCTTCATAATGCAAACAGTTTGTATTCCATCAACTTTTCAAATGTTGTTGGTGGTGTACTTTTTATTAATTTTGTTATATTTTCAAAACCCATTTCATTAGGGTCTTTATTATCCATATTTACCAAGTGTACTTGTATTCCTTGGTTCATAAAATATTCTACTATTTCAAGTGCCTTTTTAAGAGCATCTGAATCAAGTGCTATGTACACTTGTTTTACTTTCTTTTCTACAACTTTAATTTTGAGTTGGTCTAATACAATTTTACCAAACAAAGGAATAGCATTACGTTTAATTGTAATGGCATCCATAACTCCCTCACACAATACAATTGGTAATTTCCAATTTACAAATAACTCAAATCCAATAACATCTTTACTCCAATCTGGATTCCTATGTTTGTATTCTTCATCATAATAACTTCTACCCGTAAAGAAGTTTAATTCCCCATCTTCATTATAACTTGGAATTATTATCTTACGTGCATATAAACCCCTAGGACAATAACCTATTCTATATTTTAGTATATCTTCTCGTGTTAATTTCCTATCACGTATTAAATAACTAATTGCGTTTAACCATTCAGGGTGATCTTTTTGTATCCATAGTGGTTCATACTCTTCTGGTAATTCTTGTGCAACGTACTTTGTTTCTTTTGGTTGTGATGTATATGTACTTCCGTTTAATTCATTAAGTTTTTCAAATTTGTTTTGTCCAACTTTTAGTTTTCTGAATAATGATATTAATGTTTTACCCTTAGAATCACACGTCCAACAATGCCAAGGATTATTTCCTTCACTGTTTTTCTCAACATCAATCTCAAGTTTCTTTTTTCTGTGATTACAGAATGGGCAGTAGAAAGCATAATTTGTGCCTGTTTTCTTTGTTGATTTACCTACTACGGTTTCTACTAGTTGGAGTAATCTTATATTCATATTTACTAATATACGAATCTTTATTGGGAAATCAAAGCGTTTTGTCTATTATTTTTATTTGGGTTTTAACATCTTCAGGTAATACTACTGTCATCCATTTTCCAGAACCTACTGAATCATTATAATAACTATCATCCCAAACTACGTTGAACTTATGTTGTAATGTTTCTTCTACAAAATTACATTGTCCCTTTGTATAACATACGACTAATATCTCGAATAAAAAAGTATTTTTAGTATTATTTTTGATATCTTCGTTTAGTGGTGTATTTGAACCTGTGTATTCTTTCCAATTAGATTCGGATTTAATTACTGTTCGTTTAACACGACCGGCATCTTTTTGTTTTTTTGTTAGTGGTTTTCTACGTCTACTCTCAAATTGTTTTCTTCCGAGGTATTTTTTACCTGTTTTAGTATTTGTTATTCTATAAACAAAACCAAAAGCTTTATCA